GTAAAGCTATATCTTTCAGCACTTGTTCTATTTGTTGCTATGTTTGTCCAGCCTGATCCTGCAGAATGTTGAACATTGGCTGCTCTTGCTGCAATAACTTTACTATTGCCGTAAAACGCTAATCCTAATATTCCTCCTGACCCTGATACTTGGTTACTGTCAAATTTAGAAAACCCTTTTATCTTAGCGTACCCGCCGTTAATGTCAGGTTCAAAGTTTTCAAGTTGAATTGCTTCTCCGGGCTGAAGAACAAAGATACTTTTATCTAATACCAATCCACCGTCACAGTTTACAGGAAAAGCTTGAATAGGCACTATACAGCCCTCATGTAATCTTTTTGATTTATGAGTTCCGTTTTCATTCTACGGATTCCTGTTTCATAATCTCTAAGAGCGAACTGCGTGGCTTCATTGTTACCCCGTAACTGATGAACGTAGTATTTTACTTTTGCAACAATTACATCGTGATACCTAGATGGTATTTTAGGATTATCGTCAAACGCACTAAGCTCTGCAGAGGAAGTAAAAAAGTTAAATAAAACTTCGTATTGTGTCTTATTTGGTATTGGTGTTACGCCAAAAGCAATATCATTTCTAACTCTGTACACACACTCAGGAGTACCAAATCCATCATCAGGACTACTAAGTGCTAAAAATTCATTCTGCCTATACGAAGAATGGTACTTTCCGTTACCCGCCTGATACTCTTCAAAAGTTTTATAACTTAAAGGTTTTCCAGTTGCATCTACAGAAAATACTTCTATAAAGTCTATATCTAAATTTTGACTTGCAGTATTGCTCAGTGAAATGAAAGTACTCTGAGTAGAGGCCGTAAATTTAACTGTTTTAATTTCTCCTCCACCAGTATCCGATATTGTAAATGTCGTAGATAAATCTGAATCTTTATCACTACTAGAACCAGCAAATACGTTAAGTGTTTCAGAGGTTGCGCTACTACTTCCAGAAGATAGACGTATGGTTATTCTGTACTCTTTATTTTCAATAGTAGGAATTTCTTGATCTACGCAGCCATCGTTTAATCGTAGCACACCCGCTGCAAAACTTTTATTTCCGCTAGAGTCTGTACTAACTGCAGGTGTTCCTGAAGTTCCTGTTCCTGCTGGATCAGTAGTACGGGTATTCCAATATGAACCTAGCGTAATTGTTTTGTTAAACTCTCCCTCTGAAATTAAGTTTCTAGGGCGTAGAAAAAAACTATCGTAATCTACATCCGTAGTATACGTTATGTTTCCAGAAGTAGCAGTAACAGATGAGTTAGCCCCTGTAAGAGTTTCTGAAGATTGAAATTCTCCCTCAATAGGTTCTACAAGAACATACTGTTCATCGGAGTGTCCACCATGAGGGGGTACTCTGCGAACAATACCTTTAGCAGAAGACGTTCCTCCGCTTATGTATTCGTTGTCTGTAAACGCTCCGCTTACGCTTGATACAGCTATTTTTACAGGATAGCTATACTCGCCTTTACCTCCAAATAAAGTATAGCTAGAGGTATAAAACTGCCAAGGCCACTGAACAAATTCAGAGTCAATATCCCGTATTGCTCTATTAATATCTTTTTTAATTGTGGTTTGAACACCCCTAGTACCAGACAACCCCACAGCAGATTCTGCAATAGTTGTTTCGTTTAAATCGTATAAAACTGCGTTAATTAGCTCTGAATAGTTCATGTTGTACTCTTTTCAATGAGAGTTTAATCTTGTAAAACAGATTTATTTTTGTCGTAGATAAAATCTGTTCCTGTAAAAATGATACACTCCAAGGATTTTTGTTCAGCAACAAGAAATGTAACAGTATAGTGTTTGGTCATTTTATTTAAATATATTTTTAATAGCATGTCGCCGTGATTTATACCTGCAGCAAAAATATTTTCTTTGTGATCGTTAATAATAATATCTTGTAACTTTTTATAGGGAAAACACTCTGCAGCTAACATTGCAGGAACTGCTACTGCTGATTTTGAAATAGATAAAAATAATATTGATAATACAATTAATAATTTTTTCACGGGCTTTGTCCCCAAATTTTTTTCAAGTAGTTTTGAACTAAGTTTGCTTGTACAGAAACGTGTTGACTGCCCGAAAAGTTAGTAGAACAGTAACTAGAAACAGCGTATAGATTTCTTAATATATATGTCTGTTCATAAGTTATATTAGAAGAAAACCATCCTACTATATTTTTTCTTACTCCACTTGTTACGGGTAGTACTTCGTGAAGATATATAATAGGAAAGATTACTATTTCCCCTGCACAAAGTTTTTTACCTACCTTTTCAGAATTTTCAAGAGTAAGTACAAACTCCCCGCCCTCATACTCATCTGATAAATTTAAGCTCCAGCCGTAATCGAAATATATATTCTTTGACTTTGGGCGAGCTTTAAATTCATCTACGTGTAAATTATAAAAATCTCCTTCTTTGTACTCATTATAAAAATTTACAGATACTCTAGTAGGGCAGTATACAGAATCACAATAATGATTATCATATAACTTATCTGTAATTAATCTTCTGACTTTATCTGAAACATTAGAAGACTCTTTATTTTGTTTTATTATTTTATCTGGTTGTGTACTATTGCCAGATACAAATGTTTTTTGTGTTATTCCTTTTAGACAGGTCTTTACTTCGTCATCGTTTAATATTTTAAGAAACATATTTTCCTCCGTTCAAAACAGTTCATAGCAAAGAGGTGTAGGGTTTTTAAAAAGGAACCCTACAAAACCTTTAGTAGTATTACGTACCAGTAGATACGGTTGCAGATTCAGTAGGATTGCGTGAAATATCAACCATACAAACGTGAATCCTAAAGCGTAGTGCGCTTTCACCAGTAGAACCCCCATCAAGAATGAGAGCATCAATAGTGTCTGCACTAGTAAGAATACGCGCGTTAGAACCAGAGGCTCCAACAGCCGCTTCTAGGAATGGTGAGAAACCTGCAGCACATGCAGAACCGTCAAGAAAACAGTCTACATCGCCACCAGTAATACCAATATCCATCGTAATCTGACCATTGCCTCGTGCTTCAAGAACTTCTAAAGCACCTGCAACAATCATCGTATCTGCGGGAACGTCAATCAACTGGATAACGTCACCGCCAGTACCGCCGTCTGCAGTATCCCAAACAGGGGAAGTAACTACATACGGAGTAGGCATCCGTGAAGGATGATTAACGGTGCCGCCGCCAGAGGTAGTACGATCATAAGTAGCCATGATTTATTCCCTCCCTTTAACTATAGTCTACAATGCCAAGGACAAGTCCTTCTGGACGAATGACCTTACGGCCATATACGTGCAGACCGCGAACCACATCAGCGAATGAATCAGGATCACGAATAACTTCTGTCTTAGCAATGGAGTTGGCTGTGGCAACTGCAGAAATGTGTCCAGCAAGAATGATATTCTCACCAGAAGCAACGCCACTTAGCGATACCATGTCTGTCGTAGTCGTCGCATCTGACGACTGACGAAGAGCATTGGATTTATAAAGCGTGAAGCCCATAACTTTTTGGGCAGTCAACATGCCGTTACGCATGGGTGACTGTGCATCCCCGGTTACTTGGACTTCAGCAATCTTGGCACCTGCTTTATAAAGAGTTTCATAGAAGCGAGGTGGAGCAACGAACCAGCGATTTTCTTCTGGAACGTCAACTTGGTCAAGATGCCTTGCCATTTTAGCAATGATTTGTACAGCCTCATCACCAGCGTCTGAGCCGTCCATCGTGTGAGGAGTACCTGCAGTACCAAGCGCACTGTCTGTTTCTACAGAACCAGAAGCACCCTTAATACCCGCACTATCAATCATTTCTTGTAGTACGTTTTTGTCGTAGTTACGCTTCAAGGAATATGCACCAGAAGAGGTAGCAAGAGCCTCAAAGTTAACGTGGGATTGCCTCTCTTCAATGTCATCGACCTTGAAGGCAAAGGCTTGGGCCTGATCTACGGTCAGTTGGATTTCATCATCTGCCAAATCCTGTGGAGTAACCACAGCACCACGCGAGTATGCTGAAATAGTAACAGTAGGTTCTTTAACAATGCGAACCGTGTCACCATAATTCTCAATTTCACCTGCATAGTCAGTGTTAGTAATGTCTTCTACTACTGACGCGCGACGGAAAAATTTAAGAACCTTTTGACTATAGATTTCGGCCTGAAAATTACCGGATGGTAGATTACCATATCCGGCTGATACAGCAACAGCCATAATTCAGTCCTTTCTATATATTAGCCGTTAACGATACGACCCTCCGCATTTGCTTGATCAATCTCTTTTTCAAGTTTATCAAATTCATGCGGTTTGAGTTTACGTATCTCTGAAGTAGTCCAAACTTTTTTGTTATTGCCTGAAGAAGCAGAAACATTAACTGTACGTGTTGACGTAACAGCTTCTGCTGCTCTAGACGCATCCTTTCTTGGTCTACCTCTTTTTTGTTTTGAGCCTGTGTCGGCTTTGTACAAGTCGAGAACCCGTGACGCCCATTGTACATCATCATTATTATTAGTAATACCATCTGCAATACTAGGTGGCTGCTTATCAATCCATTCTTTGAATTGATCAGACTTCTTAATTTCTGCAAAGTCTGGGTGCAGGGCTAGTAATTCCTGATAAGCACTTTTTACTTTAAGATGTTCTTCTCTTTTAGTAAGCCGTTCAATTTCTCCACGGAGTTCTTGAACTTCTTCAGAACTTTTTTTAGCACTTAAAGTTGCGACTGCATTATATACGTCAGGATAACTTTCTCTAAACGATTCTAAGTCAGCGTCTTCTTCACTAATTTGTGGCTGAGATTGTCCCTCTACTACAAGGGCTTCTCTTTCTTCTCTCCACTCGTGAAGCTTACTGTCATAGTGTTTCTTTAAATCATCATAGCGTTTTTTGTAGTCATGCTCCTCAGTTTTAACCTCTGTTTTAAGAGATATGGTTTCCTCATCATCTTGAGATGCTTCTTGAGTTTCTTCTGGGGTAGCCTCCGTTTCTTCGGCGTAAACGCCTTCTTTATATCTTCCACGGTAGGGGCCTAGTTCTTCTGGTTCTTTACTTAGTACGTCTTCAGTCATTTTTCCTCCTCGCAGGGCCTCGTAAGGGTAGCTGCTTGTTGGTTAGTCACACAGGGCCGCATAGCGGGTGGCTGTGGTTAGATAGGTCTATTGACCTAAATTCTTATCTAAACGGAATTTCTTCTATTTTAGAAGTATCCGAAAGTGGAATTTGCATAAGTGTAGATTGTGGTATAGGTTTTTCTGGTGGTAGTGGTGTAGCCACTAGCTTTCTTGCTTTTTTAAGGCTTATACTTTCTGGTAAATCAATTTTTGAAAGTTCTAGTGCCTCATTAAAAACTTTATCCTCTGTGTATTTGTTTATAAATTCTTTCCCGTATTTTTTATTTTCAAATTCTATTATTCCTTTTACTATATTGGGCATATCTTTTAAAGTAACTTTGTTTTTTTTACCTATTTTATTTTGAACATATTTAATATATTTTTCTAAGTTTGGATTTTCTTTTCCATATCCTTGTTTAGCTTTACCAGTAGGTGCATATTTAGATATTATATTTTTAATGTTTCCATTATGATTATTTATTTTAGTTGTTATATCTCTCATAACTGCTCTAACACCCATCACAGGACTATCAAATATAGCAAATCTCTGATTTTCCCCATACCCCGTATTACGAATCATTCCTGCCCATTTCTCAGTTCTCTCTACGTTACCGGGATTATTATATGTTTTTATGTTTTTTTTTACCCTTTGGCCCTTTTTCAAAGCCTGTACCTGTTGTTGCATAGGGTCTACAGGAGCTTCCTCTTCAGCTATTCTCTCTTCTGTTTCCTGTTCACCACGCTTGTTAATCTTTTCTAATAGGTCTAAACCTATCTCCTTAACAAGAACAGGTGGTAGGTAATATTCTCCATTACTTACAGCTACGTCTGTATCACCTTCTACTTGTGCAGCAGGACTTTTTAATTGTTCTAGGCTAATCTCTACACCCTTTTTACGTAGAGACTCTATATTAGGTTTGAGAATACGTTCTTCAAAGTCACGTACTCCAACTCGTTCTATAGCTGCAGCGTTTACTACATAAGCACCCTCTTCTGCATCCATTGGAACATCGTCTGCTACGCCTGTTTCAGAGGCTCCGTCTTGCATTATAGGACCAGCAACTGCGTCTACTGGCGCAGCTTCCATTGGTACGGCTTCTGTCGGCATAGCCTCTGTTGGCATAGCCTCTGTTGGCATTGCTTCCTCTGGAACAGGCTCAACAACTTGATCACCCATTGCTAACTGTTGCATCTGTTGATCCATAGACGGTTGTACGGGCGCAGGTGGTGCTTCCATCGGAGGTTCTTCCATAGGCATCTCATCCATAGCAGGGTCTACAGCAGCATCCATAGGTTCTTCAGCCACTTCTTCACTCATTACAATATCAACACCAAGAGCTTTTGCAAAACTACGTAGCTCATCGCCATCTATTTCCTGTATGATACCAATTACATTTTGTTGATCCATCTCAGAAAGATTTTGTAAGTTAGCGTTAAATTGTTGTTCTGTAATTTCCATTTTTATTCGTTCCTACATCAGCAACTTGTTTTATCTTAGCTCTGCCTATTAATTGTCATCATCGTCCTCATCGTAATCATCTTCATCATCAGTAGAGGTAGAAGCAGAGGTATCAGTGTCGGTATCCATACTAGTTTCATCCGAACTCATGTCTGTTCCAGCCACACCCGTTTCAGCCGATGTGTCTACGGAATCGCCGGGACCACCGGGACCACCGGGACCATCAGGACCACCGACGTTATCTCCCTCTCCAGTATCCGGGTCAAAACCTGTCGTATAACCGGGGCCAGTTTCAGTAGGATCGTATGCTTCTGCTGGCCCTGTAGGTTCATCCATTTCTGCCTCACTGCTAAAATAACCAATACCTGTAGCAAAAGGATCAGGATTACCTGCAGTATCTACACCTATAGACGATGCTGTTTCTTTTGAACTACCTGCTATTCGTGCTGCTTGTGTTCTTATATTATTTGCTGTTTGTTGTAGAGAAACAACATTACTCATATTTGCATGTAAAGAAGCTACCTGCATACCTATATTTCCGGGGGTAACATTTGAAGGCTCTTCAACCATACCTAGATCAAAAAGAGTGTCTCCTAGTTCTTGACCAAAAGCATCATACATCTCATTTTGTACTTGATTCTGAGCGTTACTAACTGCATCTGAACTATAAGTGTTATTTACTTGCATTGCTATTGCTTTTAAATCTCCTGAAAAGTCATAGTTAGGATCTATATGACTAATATCAATTCCAAATGTATTTGCAAGTTGTGTTTCTATATCTTTGGTCGTATCTACAACACCCATAAAATCCCCAAAGCCGGGGATATTTGCACTAACACTTGCATAGTTACCAAACCCGGTCATACTAGTAGTAATTCCTAAGTCGTGATCAGTTGTAGTGCCAAAATCTACTATTCCGCTTAAAGCTGCTTCTACTTGTCTTTGATTTTCTGCAGCTAGATCTTCAAAATATCCAGAGCGTTTTAAACCCTCTTGTGTTAAGGCGTATGCAGTACTTACAACAGGTGTCATTCCTGCTATAATTGAACCTACACCCGGCGTTGTTGCTCGTCCAGTTACAGCATCTCTTGTATATCCAACTCTATTTCCGTAACCTACTTCTACATCATAAACTTCAGGATTAACTGTTCCATATTCTACAAAGTTACCAAAATCAATCATTGCTCCAGAAAAAGCACCTATGGGGTCACTTAAAACTTTATCTAAAGTACTTACGGTATTTTCAAAAGAATTTTTAACACTAGACGCAAATTGACCAATGCTATTAAACCGTGAAACATAATTAGCTACAGACATACCCAATGTTGCTGCGTTTTGTAGAGTACCTACAGAGTACATAGCTGCTACAGGAGTATCAAATGAAACGCTTGGAACAATTCCACTCATATTTCTAGCAGCAACACCTAGATTATATCCTTGCGTAAGAGGACCACCAGCACGACTTGCAAGTCCTATACCAACAGTTTGTGCCACATCTTGTCCTGAAAGAAGAGATGAAATTGCTGTAGAACCTATTTGACCTGCAAGAGCAGATGCGTCTGTACCCGCTAAATTATTAGTTCCAAAATCAATAGAGTCATCAGAGGCACCGGAGTCACTTTGATCATCTTGACCTACAGAAGTTGCCCCGCCACCTCGGGGACCACTTGCTAACTTTTGTTGCATTTCTTGTAATAGAGTATTATCAGAAGCAGTATTTACATTTTGACTAAAATTAGAAGTCATTGGTGTTGTACCGAATGAAGGCACAGAAATGTTTCTATTTTCATTATAGGCATTTAAAATACTTGAATTTACTGACGCTACACTGTTTACATCATTAAAATCAACATCTGCGTTAATACCATTCTCTTGCAGAATATTAGTAAACTTTTCCGCAGATTGCATCTCATCTGTTCTACGCTTACGTTTTTGAGGGTCTTCCACAGGAAGAGGTTTCGGACCCTGCCCTTGAATATCAATACCGGAAGCCGATGTTATATTTTTATTTCTTGCTAACTGATTATTCAGGAGTGTTAGTGCATCAGTCACTGCTCTTCACATATACTTTCTGTTGTTCGTTAACTTCATTCTTGAGGGATAGGAGGTGGTTGACCA